GAGGGCATTATGAAACTATCTGAAATTCAAGAGATGTGGGCGAAAGACTGCAAGATCGACCAGTTAAACCTTGGTCCAGAGTCGACCAAAACCCCAGAACATCACGCAAAGTATTTGAATCTTCTCACCAATTCTAAACTGCAGTTGCGCAAAGCAGAGGCAGACTATTTCCGCATGAAGAGAACCAAGTTGCGCTATTATCGTGGAGAACTTACACGCGAAGAACTAGAAGAGTATGGTTGGAATCAGTATCAAGGGTTGAAACCTCTCAAGAATGAAATGGATGATGTTCTTCAATGCGATGAAGATCTAATCAAGATTCAAGATAAAATTGATTATGTTAAAGCAGTTCTCTACCAGTTAGAGCAGATTTTGCGCTCACTAAATAGTAGGACATGGGATATTAAGTCTGCCATCGAGTGGACCAAATTTACAAATGGGTTAATGTGAGCGATCTAACAGTTACCAAAAAAGATGAAGTTTACCTAAACGTTGAGTGCGATCCAAGCATCGCGCAAGAACTCAACGATTACTTCACATTTGAGGTTCCTGGTGCAAGATTTATGCCAACGTATCGTGCTAAACTTTGGGATGGTAAAGCGCGATTATTCAATATGTGGACCAAAGAACTATACGTAGGTCTACTGCCATATCTCAGAGAATTTGCTGAGCGTCTTGACTATAAGATGGACGTTCAAATCGAGCGAATCGGCGACCCAATAAATGTCGAGGAACTTGTTGCGTTTGCTGAATCGCTCAACCTACATTCACAGGGACAACCAATCGAGACCCGAGACTATCAGTTAGATGCTGTGAAGTATGCCATTCGTATTGGTAGAACTCTGCTGCTATCTCCGACTGCATCAGGTAAGTCCTTGATCATTTATCTACTGATGCGTTATCATCAGCAGTTTGGTCGCAAGCAATTGATCATTGTTCCTACGACTTCGCTGGTCGAACAGATGTATAAAGACTTCCAAGATTATGCATCGGAAACAGACTGGAAAGCAAGTTACAACTGCGGAAGAATTTACTCTGGGTTTGAAAAATCAAATGAATACCCAATCACCATCTCAACTTGGCAGTCTATCTATAAACTCCCCAAGAAATTTTTTGACGAGTTCGATGTAATTTATGGTGACGAAGCGCATCTTTTCAAAGCGAAATCCCTGACATCAATCTTCAATAAATGCACGAAAACCAAGTTCCGCTACGGCACAACAGGAACTCTCGATGGAACTAAGACGCATAAGTTAATTCTCGAGGGTCTGTTTGGTAAGGTTCATAAGGTAATTTCCACTAAAGAACTCATGGAACAGGGATCTGTTGCAGACCTCGACATTACATGTCTCGTCTTGGATTATACTGATGAAGAAAAGAAGGCACTGACAAAGTATACATACCAAGAAGAAATGGACTGGTTGGTTACGCATCAAAAACGTAATACCATCATTAAGAATCTTGCTACCACACAAAAGGGTAATACTCTAGTTCTGTATCAATTTGTTGAGAAGCATGGTGCAGTTCTTTATGACCTGATCAATGATAAGGTTGGTGATCGAAGGCATGTCTTCTATGTTCATGGTGGAACTGACACTCAACAGAGAGAAAAGGTCCGCGAAATCACAGAAAAAGAAACCGATGCGATTATCGTTGCCTCATACGGGACGTTTTCCACGGGAATAAATATAAGAAATCTGCATAATGTCATCTTTGCTTCCCCGTCAAAATCCAGAGTAAGAAATCTACAGTCGATCGGTAGAGGACTTCGTAAGGGCAACGATAAAACAGCATGTCGACTGTTTGACATTGGTGATGACTTGACTTGGAAGAGCAGAAAAAATTATACCATTCAGCATATGATCGAGAGAATTAAATTATATAATGAAGAAGGTTTTAAATACAAACTCGTGAGGATCTCTACAGATGGAAACACCAAAGGTACTTAAATTTAAAAATGGTGATCTCGTCATCGCAACAATGCGAGGAGACGAGGCAAACGGGATTGTTTGGATAGATAATCCGATCGCAGTAATACCATACCCTGTCATGCGAGAAGAAATTGTCGGAGAAACTTTTCTTCTGAAACCTTGGATTGGAATCACTGAAGAAAAGAGTTTTCTGATCAAGACATCGGAAATCATGACGATCTGCACTCTCCGACCAAACCTACTCGAACAGTATAAGCGATATATTTCCACAGAAGAAAAACTCCCCGAGTATTCACAAGAAGATGAGGACCTCGATCTGGATCTGGAAAATATCAGAGCAGCAATACTCAGGGATAAGAACTTACTTAACTGAGTTAAAGCTTATTATTCATAATGCGACATAGTCGATTATACTCTTTTCTGCACAATAGTCAATGAAAAAAGGTTGACAATATTAAAAAAGTATAGTATAACAGTAATATACGATGGAGTGATACATGACTGAAATACATGAAAAGAATGTGAAGAAACCATTCAAGAAAAATAAAAAGAACAACGTTCACTACGTGGACAATGCAAAGTTTCTCGAAGAAATTACTAAGTATCGAAATGGTGTGCTTGCTGCCAAAGAAGCAGGAACAACTAAACCACGTGTGCCTAATTATCTGGGCGAGTGCTTTCTCAAGATCGCAAATCACTTAGCATTTAAAAGTAACTTCATCAACTATACGTATCGCGAAGAGATGATCTCTGATGGTATTGAAAACTGCATTACATACATTGACAATTTCAATCCAGACAAATCTTCTAATCCCTTTGCATACTTTACGCAGATTACTTACTATGCTTTTCTTCGTAGAATCCAGAAAGAGAAGCGACAACAGCAAACTAAGTATCGATACATGCGTAATATTGACATCCATGATTTAGTAACGCAGGATCACGATAGTGGTGATTACGGTAATGAGTTTATCGACTATGTTAAGAAGCAAATGGATATGATAGATGAGTTCGATAAACCTGATGAAGTCAAGAAGTCTGTGATACCAAAACGACGACCAAAATATTTAGATCAAAAAATCATTGACAATTCCCTTGATTTAGAGTAATATGAGAATATCTACTACTTTAATAAGGAAACTACTATGACCGATAAAATTGACCTGAATGCTGCTAAGACTATCGTCCGTAAGAATCCAGTGCTCCAATTCGTTGCCGATAATTACTGGATGCTTATTTTTAGTGGTCTGTTTGTGACAGGTGCATACTCTCTGATCAGTTCTGCTGCAGAACATAAGTATCAGGTCCAGGAACTCTCTAAGCAAAATGCTGCGTGCATCTATCTCGAGTCCAGCGATCTTGGTGAAGGTCAGCATTACATGATCTGTGAAGGTCAGATTATTCTTAAGCGTCTATCCGATGCTCCTGTGGAAGAAACCACACCCGACGAAAAGTTGCAGGAAGTCCTACCCACTAACTCAACGGCACCTGCTACTCCTGCAAAATAATAGGAGATAAAAATGGGACGAGAAAATACTGTCCCTGCCATCGTTCAACAAATGGTTGATGCGATGCATGACAAATCCAACAATGCTCATGTTCAATATAACTATATGGTAGCAGTAGAAAACATCCGTAACTATTGTGACTCTGCTCTGCGTGAATATGAGAAAAAGAATAAAAAGGTTAAAGTATGAAGGTTGCGTTGATCACTGACACTCACTTTGGTGCGAGGTCTGATTCAATTCCGTTCGATAACTTCTTTGCGAAGTTCTATACTGAAACATTCTTCCCTCATCTAGAACGGGAAGAAATCAAGACTATCATTCATCTTGGTGACGTCTTTGATCGACGCAAGTTTATCAATTATAATACGTTGAAGAAGTGTCGTGAGTATTTCTTTGATCGTACCAGCGAACTTGGTATTGACGTTCACATGATTGCTGGTAACCACGATACCTTCTTTAAGAATACAAATGATGTAAACTCTTTAGATCTTTTGCTTCGTGAGTATGAAAATATTATTACGTATTCGGATGCTGAAGAAATCAGATTAGATGGTAAGAATCTGCTGCTTGTGCCATGGATATGTTCAGGCAACTACAACGAAACTATGGACGTCGTAAGGAAAAGTAATGCACAAGCAGTTTTTGGACACTTTGAGTTTTCAGGTTTCGAAATGTATCGTGGGCATAAAAATGACCATGGCATGGATACTGAGGAGTTTGATAGATTTCCTCTCGTTTGTTCTGGTCACTTCCATCATCGTAGTCGCAGTGGCAATATTCTCTATCTTGGTAATACCTATGAGTTTACTTGGAGCGATTATAATGATCCTCGAGGGTATCACATTTATGATACGGAAACGAATGAGGTAGAATTCTATGAGAACCCATTTAAAATCTTTCATAAGATTTACTATGATGACACTACTAACGACATTGATCTGCTTGATCTTAGCACACTTGTTGGGAGTTGCGTTCGACTCGTAGTTGTTAAAAAGACCGACTTCTATAAGTTTGATCGATTCGTTGATAAGTTGTATGACTGCAACCTAATCGAACTAAAAATCATTGAAGACTTCTCAGAGTTTGAGGCAGAAGCAATTGAAGAAGATAAGTTGGACATTGAAGATACAATGACAGTCCTATCCGACTTTGTTGATACTGTCAGCACTGATCTTGATAAAGACAAGATTAAGAATCTCCTAAGAACTTTGTATATTGAGGCACAGCACGTTTCTGTATGATCTATTTTCAAACTATTCGTTGGAAGAATCTACTTTCAACAGGCAATACCTTTACTGAAATTAAATTGAATCGGTCACCCAGCACTCTCATTGTCGGTGAGAATGGTGGTGGTAAGTCTACTATGCTCGATGCACTATGCTTCGGTCTATTCGGTAAACCATTTCGTAACATCAACAAACCACAACTACTAAACTCGATCAACAAGAAGAACCTTGTTGTAGAGATTGAGTTTTCTATTGGTGGTAAAGATTACAAGATTGTTCGTGGAATTAAACCGAATGTCTTTGAAATTCATTCTGGTGGTGAAGTAATCAATCAGGATGCTGCTGCTCGTGACTATCAGAAGTATCTCGAGGAGTCAGTTCTCAAGTTAAACTACAAGTCATTTACTCAGATCGTAATTCTTGGTAGTGCATCATTCACACCGTTCATGCAGTTGCCGCCATTTACTCGACGCGAGATTATTGAGGACATTCTTGACATTCAGATTTTCACCACGATGAACACTGTTCTCAGAGATAAGATGAACGAACTCAAGGATAGTATTCAGGATGCTGATAGCAAACTTGAGGTTCTAAAGCAGAAGGCGACTATTCAAAAAGAGTATGTTGATACACTGGAGGCAAATCGTGAAAAAAGAGTCGACGAAATATTGGGACGTATTGCGGATGGCGAACGGAAGATATCGAGTCTTACCGATCTCGCCAATGAGTTGGAGGGGCAGAAAGTTTCGGTTGAAGAAGCGCAAACCAGTCTTGGAGATCTCGCAACTAAACAAAAGAAACTCGAACAATTCAAAACCAAGTTTTCCACTCAACTCCGCGAGTTACAGAAGGAAGTTGCTTTCTATGAGGGGACAGACGAATGTCCGACGTGTCGCCAAGGCATTGCTCATGATCATAAAGAAACAATCGTTTCATCTCGACAGGAAAAAATCCAAGAACTTTCTACAGGAATGGAAAAACTCCAGGGAGAATTTACGAAACTTGAGGAACTTATCACGGAGAGCGAAAAACTATCCGAACAAATCTCTGCGATGAACAAACAAATTATCACACATAATAATGAAATGATTGTTCAGCAGAGATTGATTCAAGCACTCAATCTAGAACTTGCTGACATCACTACCAAGACTGCAGATATTGACGAAGAAAAGATAAAGTTAAAGACTCTCGCCAAGGAAGTCCTTGCTCAAAACGAGGATAAGGCAAAACTAAATGAAGAAAAGCATTACATGGAAGTTGTCTCGACACTGCTCAAGGACACTGGTATTAAGACTAAGATTATTCGGCAGTATCTTCCAGTTATCAATAAGTTGGTGAATAAATATCTCCAAGCAATGGACTTCTTCGTTCAGTTTAATCTTGATGAAAAGTTTGACGAGACTATCAAGTCCCGCCATCGTGATGACTTTAGTTACGCATCATTCTCGGAAGGTGAAAAGCAGCGCATCGATCTTGCTCTCCTGTTTACCTGGAGAACTATCGCTAAGATGAAGAACTCGGTTGCTACCAATCTACTCATCCTCGATGAAGTGTTTGATTCGTCACTAGATAATAATGGCACCGACTATGTTATGTCGCTGCTCGATACGATTGGTGAAGATACAAACGTATTTGTTATCAGTCACAAGGGCGATCAACTGTTCGACAAGTTCCGCAGTCTGATCAAGTTTGAAAAGAAAAATAATTATAGTGAGATGGTGATATAATGGAACTACTTAAATTTACAGATCCTGCTTTGCGGAATATTCCAACAACATTTGATTTTGATACTCAAAATGCACAGGAACTTGCTGACACATTGTGGGAAGAATGTCGTCGTCTACATGGACTCGGTCTTTCTGCCAATCAGGTTGGTATCGATGCTAAAGTTTTCGTGATGGGAACTGACGATGAGAATCGTAAGAACATTTTTAATCCGCAGGTAATTTCTGTATCTAAAGAAACAGAACTGGCAAAGGAAGGTTGTTTATCATATCCTGGGTTATGGTTGTCTGTTAAGCGACCGAAGGAAGTTACTCTTTCATACCAGACAGTTGATGGAACGCATGTGGTTGAAACTTTTATTGGATTGCAGGCAAGAATTGCCCAGCATGAATTTGATCATATGGAAGGATTGAATTTCTCTGATCATGTGTCACAGTTGAAACTTGATATGGCACTCAAGTCTTTAAACAAACGAGCAAAAAGGTATATCAGAAAATATGTCAAACAAAATGTATGATTTCGGATTTACATTCGAAGATCCAACTGAAACAGTAATTCATGTTCCAGAACCATACAGTTCCCAACCAATAGATACTGGTGATCTAAAAGATGAGATCATGGCAAAACTCTACGATCTCGAGTCAAGATTGCTTGGTATGGATACAGAACAGCAACTCGCACAATTCAAAGCACTTGTTGAGGCAGATGTTGCTACGAAACTCAAGGAAGTAGAAGATCTAATTCTACCTCTATTATATAATCTGATGAAAAATCCTGAAAAGGAATACATCCACTGGCCGAATAGGACACCAATTATTGATGCACAAATTGACAAGATCACCGCGATCACGAGATACTATGAGCGAGTTTGAAACTGCTCACGTTCAAAAACCTAAGTTCTTTCCGCAACCAGTTGCAACTGCAGTAACGTTCTATCTCTGCGGGGAAATCAAACCTGCTGAGGAGTATGTTGAGTGGTTTCAAATCCTGCGTTCTGCGAGCGAGAATGACATAATCTATATTCGTATTAACAGCGAAGGTGGAGACCTGTTCTCTGCTCTACAGATTGTCCGAGCAATGCAAGAATCAAATGCTACAATCGTATGTTCGGTTGAGGGAATTTGTATGTCTGCTGCTACTCTAATCTTCTTGAGTGGCGATCGCTTCGAACTTTCTGACCATACTATGTTCATGTTCCACAACTACTCAAGCGGAACAATCGGCAAGGGTGGTGAGATGTATGACCAGATTACGCACTTCCGTTCTTGGTCTGAGAAACTGTTCAATTCATTCTATAAAGACTTCCTGACACCAGAAGAAATCAAGTCCATGCTTGATAACAAGGACATCTGGTTGGATGCAGAGGAAGTTGCAAAGCGTCTTGAAAAGAAGGTCGCACCTGAGACTGAACAAGAACCAGCAAAAAAGACAAGGAAAAAAACAACCAATCAATAAATAGGCTTGACTTTTTATAAAAAATCAGGTAGAGTAAAAATATGATTGGTTTTAAAGATTATTTGTTCGAACGCGAAGAGGGTGCTGGTCTGACCATTTGGGACATAGACGAGACCCTCTTCAACACTAAAGCACTCATCTATGTAATGAAGGGTGGAGAACTGGTTCGGAAACTTACCAATCAAGAATTTAACACCTACAAGTTGGGTGCTGGCGAATCTTTCGACTTCCGCGAATTCCGCGATGCTCGCCACTTCCGCGATACCTCTGAACCTATCGCTCGAGCGATCCGTAAGTTGATCGCCATCCATAAGAACGTCAAAGCAAAAGGCAGCAAGATGATTGTTATCACTGCTCGTGCTGACTTTGATGACCGTGACATGTTCCTAGATACCTTCCGTAAACAAGGCATTGACATTGACGATATCCACGTGCATCGCGCTGGTAATCTAAATGCTCCCAACTCTGCTGAAGGTAAAAAGATTTACATCAAGCAATATCTCGATACAGGTAAGTATGCTCGTGTCCGTCTGTTTGACGACGCGATCTCGAACCTTGAGATGTTGAAGGGATTGGCATCTGAATATCCCAATGTAAAGTTTGAAGCATATCTTGCCCACCATGATGGCACGATGACACGTTATTAAGGAGAAGAATGATGAATAAGGTTGTTTCAAGTTTGATTGCTCTCGCCGTAGTTGCGACTCCTGTTGCTGCTGAGGCAAAGCATCGTGACGGTAATCGTGGTGAACGTCATCACTCTCGCATTAGTACTGGCGAGGCAATCGCTATTGGTGTTGGTGCATTCATTCTCGGTGCTGCAGCAAGTAGCAATCGTCGAGTTGAGGATGCCAAAGAACGCGAAGTGTATGACCGTGAGTATGAGTATCACTATCGTCGTTCATATTGCCGCGAAGTCGTCAGCAGTGGTTATGACCGCTATGGTGACTACTATGAAAAACGCACTGTTCGCTGTAATTAAAAAAAGGGCTTGACTTTTTTGACAAAATAGGGTAGAGTGAATTATATTGATTGATGAGGTTTTGTGATGTCTGTTTCTTCTAAGTCTACCCTTGCTAAGTTGCTCGCTACTGAGAACCTTCGTGTTGAACACCAGAAGGTTCCTACTGCGATGTTCGATCTCAAGAACCGCACCCTGATCCTCCCGATCTGGAAGGATATGTCGATTGACCTGTATGACCTGCTGATTGGTCACGAAGTTGGTCATGCTCTCTATACTCCTGCCAAGGGTTGGCACGGTGAGATCGACTCGCGTGGTATGGGTATCAAGTCTTACCTCAACGTTCTCGAAGATGCTCGTATTGAGCGTAAGATGAAGGATAAGTTTCCTGGCATCCGTCGCAACTTCTTCGCTGGTTATCAGGAACTGTTTGAAAATGATTTCTTCGGTGTCAAGAACCACGACCTGAACAAGTTGCGCTTCATTGACCGTATCAACCTTCACTACAAGGTTGGTGCTTTCCTGAATGTTAAGTTCTCGGAAGATGAACAGAAGTATATCGCTCGCATCGACGCGATGGAAACATGGGATGATGTTGCTGCTCTTGCCGCAGAACTCTACGAACTCGCCAAGTCTGAACCTGACTACGAGATGAAACTCGATGGCATGATGGACGATCTTGGAGACTTCCAGATTGGCACTGGTGCGGAAAAGTCTGACGATTTTGGTTCGCATGGTGTTCCCAGCGAGTCGGGTGCTGACCAGCAAGGCGAGTCCTCTGAGTCTGAAGATGACGCTGGTGAAGAAAAGTCTGAAGGCGATGAAGGTTCTGACGAGAAGTCTGACGATGACTCGGAAGGTAAGACTGCTGGCGCTCCTGCTAAGGAAACCGATAAGAAGTCTGACGCTGATGGCGAGTCTGGTTCGATCGGTCAGAAGGTTGATGGTTCGAACGATGTCCCCACCTACAGTGATAATCCTGTGTCGATCACCGATCAGAACTTCCGCGAAATGGAAGATACTTTCGTTGATGCCAATTCGCGTGAATATGCCTATGGTATTCTCCGTAAGGTGAACGTAAAGGATTACGTTGTTCCTATGGATTGGGTTATTGAGAATATGCGACCAACGATTTATAAGGAGCATTATTCTACGACTCATCTGAATTATGATGAAATTGCTGCGGAAACCTTTACTGATTTCCGCAACAAGAACCAGAAGTATATCAATCTGATGGCGCAGGAATTTGAGATGCGTCGTCGTGCTGCTCAACTTTCTCGTGCTGCTACTGCTAAGACTGGTCGTCTCGATGTTGATCGCGTCTGGGCGCACAAGATCAGCGAAGACCTGTTCGCTCGTAACACTGTTGTTCCTGATGGTAAGAACCATGGTATGCTTCTGTTCCTGGATATGTCAGGTTCAATGTCGCGTAACATGAAGGGTACGATTGAGCAGTTGGTTACGCTGATGATGTTCTGCCGTAAGGTTCGTATCCCGTTTGAAGTTTACGGTTTCACGAATAACTGCTGTGTTCGCACTGCTTATCCTGCTGCTACTGAGAAACTTCATGCTCGCCATGCCAATGCCCGTAATTCTGGTGCTAAGGAACTTGTTATCGGCGATAACTCGTTCTTCCTTCTGCAGTTTGTCTCGAACAACTGCTCTGCTGGTAAGTTCAACGAAGTAGTTCGCAATCTTCTGGTTGCTGCTGATGCATACGATTCTACTCGTAGTTATCGTTACTCTGGTAAGTATGTTTATCGTCTGCCTGAATTCATGTCTCTTGCTTCGACTCCTCTTGAGGAATCGATCCTCGTTGCTCGCACTATTGCTGATGAGTTTCGTACTAAGAATCGTGTTGAGGTTCTGAACACCGTGTTCCTGACTGATGGTGATGGTGATAACAACGTCAATGTTGGTGGAAAGTATGGTCGGTTTAACATTACAGTTACCGATGCTGCTACGAACACCAATACCACTGTCAAGTATGATGATGATCTGCGTAATCAGATGCAGCAGGTTCTTCTCGAACTTTACAAGAAGGCAACTGGTTCGCGTCTTATCAACTTCTTCATCGCTGACTACAATCCTAAGTGGACTGCCAAGCGCATGTATAACCACGGTGCTGATTTTGATCAGAAGTGGAAGAACGAGTGGAAAGAAAAGTATTTCCATGTCAAGAGTTCTGCTGGTTTTGACGATCGTTTCCTGATTCCTGGTGGCAATGATCTCAAGATTGGCGACGATGTTCTGGATACTGATGCCACTGATGCGAAGCAACTTCGCAAGGCATTCGCTAAGTTCCAGAACACCAAGCAGAGCAACCGTGTTCTGCTCACTAAGATGATTCAAGCAGTCGCGTGATCATCGGAAGAGAGGGGGGATTTTTTCTCCCCTCTTTTTTTATCTTTTTTGATTTTATGGCTTGACATTTTACCTAAAACGGGGTAGAGTGGAATATATGATGATGAATGGAGTGATGTTATGACTATGAACCGTGAAACCCTCGTTGAGTACCTTCGCAACAATAACACCAATGGTGGTGTTTTCCGTAAGCGCGAAGTCGTTGATGCTGCTGCTGCTCTTGGCATGAAGTATCCTGGTTGGATTTTCCAGCGTGATCGTATGATCAAGCGTGGAACTTATGACCTGTCGCCTTTGATGGCACCGATTTCTGCTGCTCCTGTTGCTGCTCCTGCCGCTGCCCCTAAGATGGTCATTCAACCGAAGTTGCAGACGGTCATCGAGAACCTTGTCCCGCAGGTTGACCCGACCTATGTTCCGTTCGGTTTCTATCGCGATCTGACGAAGGTTCTCAAG